AGTTATGCTATCAAATGTGATTCAACATGTAAAAAGTGTTACCAGAAACTTCATGTAAAACAAAGAAAAGCAACATTATTAAAATATAATAATAAAACCAAAGATTACCGCAGCGATTTTTACAAAAATAGATTTGATAGCAGTAAAAAAAGGAGAAACATGCATTTAAAATCTAGATATGGACTATCTATTGAAGAATATGATAAACTACTTGAAGAACAAGGGCGTCGATGCGCCATCTGCAATATTCACCAATCTGAAATTAAAACTACCTTTCATGTAGACCATGACCATTCTACTGGCAAAAGAAGGAAAATCTTATGTAACACATGTAATAGTTTATTAGGATTTGCTAAGGATAATATTCAAACTCTTCTTAGTGCCGCTGAATATTTACAAAAAAATAACCCTGCCGAAACAGGGTTAATTGATTTTAATATTTAATTAACTAGATTAGACTCCCGAAGTAGACCAAACAGGAACAATCGCACTGGTATTACCAGCCGCTGTCCCATAAATTGAGACCACGGCCATTCTCCACGCAGGTAGAGAAACGTCGTATACCCAACGAACTTGGAGACTTAGACCAGAAGTAGGATCAACAGCAGTCGCAGACTGAACAAGACCATTGTTAATTTCCTGTGGTGCTCTCACGGCACAGACGAGTCCAGCCTCATGTCCAAACATACCAACTAATTTATTCGCTCCATTGCTGTAGCTTGAACCACCTTGAGGTTTTGTAGCACCATAGAAACGAGCATATTTTTCAAGGTTGAAACCAATTAATTCCTGAACTTTGTTTTGTTTAACGGCATTAGCGTCACCATAAACATAGGTAGGAAGAATTCCAGCTACTAATGATTGATAAGTATTCGGAGAAACGATACCATAACGACCATCTTCCGGAATTTCTAGATTACTGAGAGTAGTAGCAGCTTGCTGAACGGAAGTAGAACCAGTTACCGTGAATAATGAGCTTGAACCAACCGTAATACCATTAGTAAAAGAAGCTGACGTAATATTGCTAATAGCGTCAACAACGATACCATTCGCTAATTGTTTTACCATCTGAGGTAAATAAGTATTCTGTAATACTTGAGGAGTAATAGTTGACCATTCAAGTTCATTGAATACAACGTCATAATCACGCAATTTAAGCGTGGCCGTTACAGCACTCGAAGAAGCAGAAGTATCGGCCCAACCATTAGTTAGGTCATTAGGACTGCCCCATTGAGTATTGGAAATACGAGTCGTTACACTTATACCACCATTAGCAATTTCAGTATCGAAATTTTTGGTGAATAAGTTGATTTTCGGCATACCTGCAATGTATTGAGCAAGAGATTCTTGAGCGAATACAGCGAGATAGCCTTGTAGTGAGTTTGCGGATGTGGCGGCCATAATTTTATATTATCTTTCTATTTTAACCTTTGTTGATTTTATGAGATTTTAAAGCTAAGGTTATTAAATCTTTATTCTCGTTGTAGTAAGCAGTCTTATCTTCTCCATTTAATTCAGTAAATTTCTTTAAAGCATCTTGGGGATTAGTTGCTGGCTGCGTATTAATTATTTCGTGAGCAAATGTTGAGACTCCAATTGAGGCTAAGGCAGCATTTACTCTTAAATTTACACTTTTTTCAGTATCTTTGATTTTAATCTTCATTTCTTCTAGTTCTACGGAATGAGCCATTTTTAAATTCTCATATTGGGTAGCGGTCGTTTCAATGGTTGATTTATAATCATTGATTTCTTTCTCCATTACTTGGAGAGTTCGATTTACATTATATAAATCATCCGTTTTGGATTTTAATTGATTCTGTAAAAGTTTAATGTTGGAATTTCCAAACATAAATTATTTCAAGTTGATAGTTAAAAACTGATCTTCGACGGTTTTCCTAAAGGCATTCATTTTGGGTGCCGGTTTCGTTCCGAAAGCAGCTAATTTCCAATCATCTACAGAAGGTAAACAGGCTTTTTTAGCTACCTTTTCATCTTCTTTTTTTTCTGCCTCCGGCTTATCTTCAGCCTTTTTCTCTTCTTTCTTCGGTTCTTCTTTTTTTTCCTCCGCTTTTTTCTCTTCCGGGACTTTATCTTCCATTTTCTTCTCTTCTACTTCTTCTTCGGAATTCTTATAAGTAGGATCATAGTCTTCCAATTCAAATTCACCGGAGCAATGAGGACAAGCAACTTTGTAGGCCGTTGAAATCTTTGTCTTTTTAATATCTACTTTTTCCGGAGTTGAAGAGGCAACTTCTGGTTTAGTATCTTCGGCTTTCTTTTCTTCCTTCTTAGGTTCTTCAGCCTTGGTTTCGATTGAGGGAGCAGCAGCAAGAGCCGAAGAAACAGCTTTGATTATTTTAGTTATTTTCATCATATGAGTTATTTTGTTATATCTGAGTTCGTCAAAAATTCATCACATGTATCAGCGAGAATATCAACGAATCCATAAGTTAGAGCCTTTTTACCATTAAATGATAATCCTTGGAGGTATTCGTCATTTATTTTTCGAGTTGAGGTAACAACTCCTTTAAATTGTAAATTAGTTTCTTCAACATCATCTTGAAGTATTTTCTTTTCTTCATCCGTTAATGACCGGAAACTATGTCCTATTAATTTGTATTTACCGGCTGAAAAAGCTTCAATTTTAATTCCTTCCTGTTCCATTTGTTTGGTGCAATCTTCGATGAGAGTATACACTCCAACGCTTCCTACTTCAGCCGAAGGAGTCATTCCAATTAATCCACATTGACTTAACAACCAATAGGCAGCACTGGCTGCTTTAAATTCCACCCAACCCTTTATAGGTTTTATATTACTATTAATAAAGGCTATTTTTCTTCCAAGTTCTTCAATGCCGGTCGTTTCTCCTCCGGGACTGGCAAATGATAAACAAATATCTTTGACACTGGAATCCTCAACACATTCATCCAACATCTTTGTTATCAAGTCAACATTACATAATCCTAATTCTTCACAGGCTTCGGGGTCGGCCCCCTTTATTAAAATACCACTAATAGGAATAATAGCCGTATATCCTCTCGGATCATTTTCTACAGTTGAATTATTATTAGACGTAGTAGCTTCTGTTTTTTTTGTTATAGTTGTAGGATTTTTAATATATCCTTCAACTCTCTTAACCAGAATAGAATAATCCAACGGAGATAATAACCACTTGCCATTGGAAATTTTAGAAGCTAAACTGGTAATATTCATGGTTGTTGTTTATTCAAATCTTCATTAGTATCAACAATAGGTTTAATAGTGCTGGTAACTTTAACCGAAGTTTGTTTCCATTCAGAAATGACAAGGTTAATATCACGACCAGTTAAATCTGATATTTTCTTAGCTCTGGTATAAAATTCTAATAATTCTTGCTCTTGTTCAGCCATTGTTTCTGATGCCGTTTTATTATTTAAACGAGTGGTAGCTTCATTCAGTGATATCACACCAGAGTTTAAATTATCAATAACAATATCATTATCATAACGGGCATCGAGACTGAAGAGAGGAGGATGAGTAAATTCAATTATCTTTGCTAAATTTTCTTCATTGTTCGGAGGAAGAAGGCCACCTTCAATTGCTTTAGCCAATGCAAAGCCAACCGTTAACTTACAAACATTATCCAACAGAGTTTGTCGTTTGGTTATGGAATTTCTAAATACTTCAGCCGCAGCACTCGTAACCCGACCACCAATTTTATTAGTTGAAAAAATTAACTGATGAGGAACGCCTAATGTTGATAATACTTGAGTCTCAAGTTTCGTCATGTATTCTTGGGCATCGTTCGTTGGGCCCGATGTAGCAAGCGTTTTAATATCACCACCATCAGCTCGAACATATCTTACTTCTGGTCCTTGGACGATTTTAATAGCATGGTCATTGGGACTAATCATTATTCCATTACCACCAGAATCTTGAAGGAGTTGTTGAAAAGTATTTTGTAATTCTTGTGGAGCTTCGCCTGATGCATTATGTTCAACCAGCCCAATCATACTCTGGATTTTTAATTTGTCCATTTCGTATTGATCTAATTCTTGTAAACTAATAGCTTGGAGAATTGCTGAACCAATCGAAGGTATGCCACGATTCTTATCGAAGAAACGAGGATTAAAAATTAAACGAGCATCTCTTGAGTCAAAGAGCATATCAGGAGTCTGGGTAGCACTTGAATTAACCAGATTATCAGCATTACTAACGGCAAATGCTTTAGCTTCACCGGATGGACTGTAAATAACCCCATCGGACATAACACAACCCTTATATTTTCCTTCATCCATTACCTGACCATCTCGACCCAGATTTTTAATACGATGAGATGGAATAACTTGAAATTTAGGAAACCCACCAACTTGACCAAATACTTGAAGAATATCACCATCCGTATCAATTGCTTGAGAAAGTAATGATAAACAAGTTTTAAAAGGATAAGACGAGCCACGATTACAACAATTTGGATACCAATCATCAGTTAACCAATCAATCGCTAATTTTCCCCATTCTTTATCATTTCCCTTATAAACTGGAGCATATGCATCACCAACAGTAAATTGAGCTAAAATATCAATAGCAGCCGATATTGTTGGATTTTGAGCAGCCATTTCACGGCTCCAACGAACTAATAATTCTCTACTATAAGTATCTAATCCAGCAGAAGAATCTGATAAAGTGTAATAACGATATTTAAATCTTCCAGCATTACCATAACCGAAAATATTCCCGTATAAACCCATCGCATTCTTATTAGTCTTAGGATCGATATTAATCTTGACAGACTGACCTTTAGAATTACTTACTTTAGTTATCATACATTAATATCGAATAATTCGTGATGAATTAGTTATTACTCCATATTTAGATGGATTTAACCGCATTAAAAATAATCGGGTTTCCATTAGAACATCTTCACACTTCATCGTAAATTCTTTACTAGATTCGACTCCCTCACCCGACCAACTGAGGACTACTATTCCTTTCAGTAGTAATTCTTTAGCCTTGGCACGAATTGCAAGGACTTCGTCTTCGCTATCCATTCCAATTTGAAATAATGTGCCCGTATTATTATATTCAGCCATATGGTTTATGTAAATTCGTCAAAAATATTTATTTATTAGACTCTTGATCAGTGATAATTGAAGCTAATTTTCTTAACTCGGTATCGGAAGTGAACGTTGAAGACATTACTCCTGCTTGCATTGCAATTGTTAATGCCATAGCACAGGCATCTAGGTAATGATTATCATGGCCGATCTCAACCCATCTATTAACTGTAGCACCCGTTCTCTTATCAACGACCTCTCGTAATCCTTCCGATCTTAGTTGAGTATCAAAATCACTATCAGGACGATCTAATTTCCACTTAATACCGGGTAATTTATTATCTCTTAGATTTGCCAATATGATTTTAACACTGGTAGTTGCCCAAAGAAGAAGAGGAGCAGGTATTCCCTTAAATTTTGATCCAATAGGAAAACAAGCATCTTGAGGGCTTATCTCCGAGTATAATCGAGTTACGCCGTCCTTATGCTTATAACTAATCTTTTGATCACCCTTCATTGGTTGCCAACAAACATACCCCAAATTTCTACCTTGTTGAATTACTTTACCCCGCTTAATACATTCTTGATAGATATTCTGGGTATTCTCACCATCACCACTATCAATCCCTAAACATTGCAGAGGAACTTTATTCTTTATTCTAATTTCTTCTAATTCGTCCCACGTTCTTGCTATTCCGAAATCAATTCTTCTTGATTCATTGCCATTCTTGTGCCATGCGAATATTACCCAATATTTAATACCACCAGATCTTTGAACGTCAACTCCCATTGTCCTTACCCAATCTTGATTATTAGTATCATTAACATCATATGGTTCACATAGTAGTGCCTGCATATCCAACATGGGTTCCGCTTTATAAAATTTACCTAATACTTGATTAACAAATATTTTCATTGGTTCGTCCAACCCCGTTGTTTTCTTAAATCTCTTGGCTAACATGTATTGAGTAGCAGCCGATTCAAATGATAAATTGATATTAACAAAGTTAGGCCAAGTATAAGAAACTATTGAAGGATCACCATCATTTTTTATAAGAACATATTGTCCCGCATCATTCAACCTTCTTCTTTCAGCCGGAGTATCGTGAACTTTACCTCGGCATTCTTCACATTCAAGCCAAGTAGTTTTAGCTGATTGCGCTATATTAGTCGTTTCTCCATCTTCGTTGAGAATTGTATCCCAGTTGAAACCACAGAATGTTTCGTCTTTTCTATGTTTACTCCAATTGAAAGGTTGAACTTGTTTACAATGGGGGCAACACCATTGCCATTCATATACTAATCCGCTAAGATATATTCTCTCCAGTTCACTATCTTTACCATTGGGCTGACTAGCAACAATTATTTTTCTTCTTCCAGCGAAAGCCGTCGTTCTGGCTTTAAATTTGTCAAATTCACCAACATCCCACTGATGAACCTCATCACATAAAAGATATTTAACACTCATACCATGTTGGAGTGCCGTTCCCGATCCACCACAAGTAACCGCCATATGTGCTAAAGTTATTCCTGATTTTTTTGTAGAGAACTTATTATATTCCAATAGTGGTTTCATTACTTTACAATTCTTCAATAGTGGTATAAGACGAGTTTCCTGAAAGACATTGGAAACGTCTACATTATGAAATATATTAAAAACAGGGCCAGGATTATTAATTATTATATAAGGTATGGCAAGTTCTTTAACGAGGCTCTTACCACCTTGAGTTGCACCTATGTTGTTGATTTGAACTATTTTAGGATCGTCAAATGCTTTCATCGGCTCAACTAAGTAAGGACTGGTATTAGTTATCTCTAACCTACCCGGAATTGAATATGCAGGTGGAAGTTCAACGTGTTCTTCACACCATTTTAAAAATCCTTTATTATAAGGCCGTTGAAATGCCGATCTATAAGTTTCTAATAATTCTCCTTGAATATCTTTATTAATCATTTTATTATTTTATTTTCTAAAATATCAAAGAAAACCATAATTTCTTTATCAAGTATGATTTTAATATCTTGTTCTGATTTACCTGCTAATCTAATGGGCCATTCATTCATAAGTTTCTTAATCATAACACTTTGTGCCGTGGCAATCTCGACTAACATTTGTTTTACATCTTCCGGCAAGAGTAAATCTCGTTCCATTTCTCTTATCTTCAATTCCTTAATTCGAATGTCCTTTTCCTTATCTTCAACTTTCAAATCTTCCAATGTTAACTCTTTACTACTGTCAACTTGTTCTTTATGTTCGGTATACCATTTCATCAACTTAACAGTGTTAACCTTGCCATTTGGTTGAATTCCATCAGCATTCATCGAATTCATTATCCTCACCAACTTTAGGGGTAAATTCATCCATACTGCCGCCGATTTAATGTTTGGGGCTACAACTTTATCTTTTCTCATAATGATTTTAATAAATTAACTGCTCTGGTTTTTTCTTGCTGACTCATGCCTTTCAATTGAATTTGAATGAGATTATAATATTTACCAAACTTATTAACTTCTACTTTTTTCTTGACTTTTGTTTTGATAGTTAACTCATTCTGCCGGATTACTTTACGTAATTTACAGGGGGTTAAATTATCTTTTACGGCTAAATCTAAATATTTCTTAGCCTTCAACGGATCTAAACCCGCAACTTCAACATAAAATTCGGGGGCAATATGATGCGTTCTATTGACATAGGAGCCAATTGTAAGAAACCATTTAAACTTATGATGATCTAAACCACTCAACTCAAGAGCTACTTTCCAACCTTTTTCTACTTTTAAAAGATAAATAGTGTCGGCCAATTGGAATACTGCTTGATTATAAGTTTCAATATATGTTTTCATTTTAATTTTCTATAATTGGTTGATTTATAACCATTTTTAGATTCTGACAACATCCCGGTGTTTGTTTTTAAATTGTAATCCGATTGAATTTTCTTAACCAATCCGCTGAAATCTTGCTTACTTATTCCAAGATTGCTGGCAATTGAAGTTATTGAATTGTTACATCCTATTAGAATCCCGACATCATAATTTACCGCATATAATAAAGCACATAGATACCGCTTAGGATTATTATCGGATAATAATGTAACGGCAAACTTATTAATAAAATCATTGATATCGAATGAGATAACATCTTTTTCTTCATCATCATTTTCACCACAAGAAGCAGTGATTGTTACGGAGAAATTTATATTATTGTTAATATAATCATAGCTATTAGATTTGTTATTATTCATATTTTGATGGAAAGGGCCAGTTATCTCGCACTAATTGAGTATTCTCTATTCGTCTGCCGGAACCTTTACCCACAACTGATCTCTGAGCAATTCGGGTTTGTTCTTCACTTGCCTTTCGGAATCCATCAGCTTCATTAGGAATATAAGCAGGGACTCCAAAGGTTTTCTTTTTATTTGTTATCTTCTTCATACTATATGTTGTGGTCTATTATTAAAAATTGTCTATATAAGGGGGTTTTGTTAAAAAAATTAAGTATATAAACTCTCAACGCACTCGTCAGCCTGAAATTGTTTTTTAGTATATTTAATGGAAGCCTTCGAATTTTTTGGTATAGAATGTATATTTATATACATATTATCGATAGCCATTTCTTTTTTATTTACTTTACAATATTCATATTCCGTTGTTATAATAACTCGTTTATCATTTGTTCTATCAATATTAATCACCATTCGTGAATACATATTATTGATAGAGTATTGCTCATTGTTATTCTCTGCTATTCTATATGTTAATTCGTGTATCATTAGTTATGGCTGGGCTAAATTAGTTATGCGTTGATAGCCTGACAGTTGCCTTGTTAGTTGCCTCTCAATTACCAAATGACGAACTGTTGTTGGTGGAAGCATTTCTTACAGATAGTGTTACAACGTTTCTCTAAAAGATAACGATTCATTGTTTTATATTCTATTGTCTTGCCGCACTTATAACAACGACGAGTAGGTATTACTTCTTTATTATTGTTTAGTTGTTGATTCATTTCGTTCCTTAATGTATTTAGTTATAATTGGATATTCATTAGACTTTACAGCTTTAACGATTCTTTTAATGAGCCGCTTGAAAAGAATCTCTTCGGCTTTAGTTGCTTCTCTTTGTTTGTTTTTTTTCATAATTTTCGATTAATTCTAACGCCTCATTACCATCTTTGATTGCTTGATCTATTGATTTCGAGTCGAAGTTTTGAATTTCTTCAATAATATCTTTCTTTTTTAGTTTTGTAATGATCTTATTCAGTGTTGTTGCCCACTGTTTGTTTTTGCCACAATCTTCGGTAATAAGTGATTGAAGTAATTTTATCTTGTATTGGGTAGTTGAAGGTGTCATAAGTTTGGTTTAAATGGTGTTTGCTGAATCTAGGATAGGTTTATAATTGAGTTTTGTTAGAAATAATTAATTCCTTGTAATGTAGGACTAAAAAATGTATATAACCGTTTATTGAATAGATTACTCGATTTATCAAGAATAGGTTCCCAGAGTAAAGCCTGTAATCCTTTTATATAATCAGAAGACTTAAACCAATCTGCTCTATTAGTATAAAATAATCTTTCGGCATTATAACGCTTTATATTTTCTCTCAAATAATAATCCAGTTGACTGATTTCACCTTTTTTCCATATTTCGTCAGTTATCTGTTTTCTATAATATATAGAAATGTAATTACATCTATCATCAAACGTATCGAAATATTTATTGAATAGTTTTTTATTACAATTCATACAACATGGAGTTATCGGACCATATTTGGTCTTATCACTCTTTGATCTATTATCTGTTTGATAAGAAACAGCGATCACATGATCAATACTATTGGCAGTATCACCACAATAAGTGCATGTGGTTGGGTTGCCGAATTTAAAATATGGTAATTTATCAGTTTTCATATTATCCTTTTTTACCATAAGAAGCGTAATAGAGAGCATATTCTCTTAAGTGAGATTTACGATATTTGTTTGTCTGTTTTTTTATTTTATCTCTATTCTTTTTGTAGTATGCCGCAGCTATTTTCTTGTGATAAGCTTTGTTAGAGTTGTTCTTGGGGTTTAATTTCTTTGTCATACAATATATAAGTATAAGTGACTTTGTGATTTATTTCAATAATTATCACTTTTCTTTACTCTCTTTGAAATTAAATGGTAAAACAAACATGATTCAACGAGGTAAGAAAATCTGTCCGCCAAATTGACGGACAGAAGTGGAAATTAAACTAAATCTATTTGTTTTAGATGAAAGTAGTGGAACTGGTGCAAACCAATATGAGCAGAAGGGTCAATTTGACCCCTCTGCTAATTCAGCAGAAAAATTATATACATATTATGACCCAAGACTTATTTTATGACTTATTTTAAAATAAGAGGAGGTTTTTTATATAATAAGTAACTCATACCTATATGCTGTATAGGAGATATAGGGATAGAAGTAGAATAAAAATGAGATAATCTACCAAAACTATGACATTCTTGGGCGGTTTGTCATAACTTGTCATAGTGTTTGTCATATAGGAAACCATTGGTATCATTATCTAAAGTCTTATTATATGACAAAATGACAATATTTACCCTTATGTTAAGAACAAGAGAAGGGGTAATAAGGTTTACGAGTGGAAGTCACTTTTTTTGTCATTTTGTCATTTTAGTGACTTTACCCGCATAAACATTGACGATTCTATATGACAACTTGTATGACATGGTCTTTTGGATTGTCATAAAAAGATATAATAAGTCATATAAAAAGTATTTTTATTAAAATAAGTTGATATTTTTTACGATTTATTGTATTTTGGTAGAAATGCATTATATGTATATGTTGGAAGTCGAGAACTGAACCCAATTTTAAAATACCTCGGTGACTCTTAAAAAATGTGTTCTCGACAAACCTTCAACAAAGATAGCCGAGGTATTTTTTAATAAAAAAGTCGAGAACACAAATTATGAGTAATACACAAACGAAACCGGTTAAGAAGCCCCTAAACATCGTAACGTCTATTAATCAAGACATCAATGATAACAATGTTATCTGTCCCCATGAAAATTCTTCATGGAAATTAAATAGCAATCCTATTAGACTTGATGAACTATCCATTTTCCTATGGACTTATCGAGCAGCTAATGGTTTACCTGAAATTACCAAGGATAAGATTAATAACATATTATTATCTAAAGAATATGATGTTAAAGCCAAGAATCTTTCAAATTTCAAAGACCTTATTCGATATAATCCGCTGGCTAAGGATTCTTGTGATGATATAATTAAAATATTAACCCATACAAATTATCATTTAATGTATCCAATCGTTTTAAAGCATATTGTATGGACAGTTAAGCGTAGATTATATGATTTACCAGTATATTGTCCTATATTCCTAAATATTTATGGTTCGGCTGGTTCTGGTAAATCAGAATTTGTCAAAGCAATGTTTAGTATTTTTCCAGCTACTTTAAAATCGCAAGTATCAAATGCCGCCGATTTGTTTAATGATGAACGTCAAGCCTTTCGTTTTGTTGAGAGTTATGTTATCTCGATGGACGAATTGACGGGTTTAAATAAAACTGATATGAATAAATTAAAAAATCAAATTGATGCTGAAAAGATTGTCTATCGTATGTTAGGATTTAATAAATTGGCCGAGGGTAAGAATAATGCTCAGTTAATCGGCACGAGTAATACTCGCTTACAAAATACATTATTTACCGATTCTGATTTACGCAAATGGTGTGAGATTGATATTTTTAAGTATGAAGATAAAGAGGTCCCTGAAAAATTAGTAACTCCTCTCCAGAAATACGATTGGTTAAATTTCTGGCAAGCCATTGATGAAAATGCTAAATCTCCCTTTGAAGATTCTGAAATTTATAATGCCTTTCGCCGCTGGACTGAAGAACGTTGTTTAACAGAAACTCCAACGGTTGAATTTATCAAGAACTATATTGAAAAGAATGGTAATGCATTCAAGACAGTGGATGAAATCTGGGAAGCATATACCGTTCAAGTTGATGATAAAGCAATGTCAAAGAGCAAATTAAAAGAATTAATTGAAAAGTATGGGTTTATAAAACATCGTATTACAAAGGGTAGAGGATATAATGTGCCTAATATATCTCAGTGTAAGTATTTCTCAGAGGAGGATCAATTACATTATAAATCAACGGCCAATAAAGTAGAATCACTTAACAACAACTGGTAATAATATGAATATAAGCATTATTGTAGATTCTTTGGTCTTGCCTGATAAAACCTTATTGGGCAATGAAGTAAGCGATTCCGTTCAAATTGATGATTTAAATGATCTGGCTTACGTGGCAACTAACTTTCATTTTGCTCCGGCAACTTTTCATAACACCCCTTATAAATCGGAATGGTTAACGGATAAAAATAAAAATTGGAAAGTTGGAAAGATTGGCCGGTGGAAAAACTTGAAAAATATCGAACAAATTCAATTCTTATCCTTTGACTTTGATGATGGAACAATATCCTCGGCTCAAATTCACATTCAATTAAAAGATATTAATCATTTAATATTGAGTAGTAAATCACATATGGTTGATAAACAGGATGGCCGTGGAATTATTGAAAGATTTCATGTTTTTATTCCGTTGGATCGCCCCATAACTGACGGTGAATTATATAAATTTTCCTGTAAAAATTTTGCCGAATCCAGAAAATGGCCAGTCGATCAAGCCGTTATTGAAGGTTCCCGCTACTTTTTCAAACATACTAATGTATTATATATTGAAAATAATAAATGTGTAAAATATTTGTGGGGGTTTGAAGAATTATTAAAGGCTAATAAACAACGGGAAGAATTTTGGAAAAAACAAAATATCAAGAAACAACAATCAGAATCATCACCCAGAGAAAATAATTATTCTCAGATTGGTTCTCCTTTAGAAAAATTCCAATCGACTAAAACTTATAAATCATTACTAAATGGTTCGTTATCAATGGATGGTGATCGTTACAATAATAGTTCAAAAACATTAGGAGTCATGGTAAAATGTGGCTTAAAATATAAGGAAATAATGGAATTATTTGATAAATACTCAAATTATGGTTCAAATTTTACTCGTGAAAGCGTTGAAAGACGATTAAATGCTTGGGCATAATAACAAAAATCCTTATGTTTTCTAACAACACTATTATATTTATATCTTATATGAAACGAACTAACCAAGATCGAGAAGGCTATAAACAATATGAAAAGCTGGCAAAAAAATATTATGCTTCTTATGTTGAATTATGTGAAGATGATAAAATCCCCATGACTATCGATGATTGGCTAACAATCAATCACGATAGTATAATGAAAAAGATAAAATTATGATACTCAACCACTTAACAACTACTGCGTTTTCTTCTAGTATTGATGTCCTCAACGCTTTGATGGTTGACCCTCAAGAAAAATATCTTTATTATGATTATCTAAAATCTCCAACTTGGAAATTACGGACTGAAATCTATGTCAATTTTTACGAAAACAAATGTCAACGGTGCGGAAAAATATTCACCAAGGGACTCACGCTGCATCATCTCCATTATGACAGCCTTTGCGTAGAAAATTATACAGACGTAAAGTTGGTTTGTAAGCGGTGTCATCGAATAATCCATAATAATGATTAAATGAACGAAACCCCAGTTAGCTTGCTAATTACATTAATTTGTGTAAGGCTGACGGAACTATCCTATATAAAATAAATAAAGTATTTTCAATTTAGGTTTATATTTATATTATAGACTGATAACCTTAACAAAAATAAAAAATATGAATAAAAATGAATCTGACCTCCCCTCACTTGCTGATTGCTTAACTGCATACTCAAAAGCTCACGACGCACAACTACAACTTATCAGTGCATTACAAAAAGCAGAAAAAATTCTTTCTTCGGAACAAGTTTACGGAATAGTTAAAGATTTTTACGCTGGTGTTTACAAATGTCCACCTGAACAACAATATCATCCCCACGTTGACCGATAAAAATTAAAATTGATAAAATTATGAAAAAATATTACAAAGCCACTTACAATTCCAAATGCCTAACTCTTACCTACGAACAAGGTAAAACTTATACTTTCAAAGGAAACTTAAATATATGTTCAGCCGGATTTCATTACTGTGAAAATCCAGTAGATACTCTTGTTTATTATCCTTACACTAAAGATTTTATCTTGATGGAAGTTGAACCTCTTGGAGAAATTCAAAGAGAAGATAATAAATCAGTCACCAATAAATTAAAAATTAATAAAATTCTAAGCCATGAGGAATCTCATGAATTAATTAAAGATAATATTACTCTTGATAAGAATAATAATTTAATTCATTTCAAGGATTCTAGTGGAATTGAAGAGTGGAAAGAATATGATAAGAATAATAATTTAATTCATTTCAAGAATTCTGATGGATATGAAGAGTGGAAAGAATTTGATAAGAATAATAATTTAATTCATTTCAAGGATTCTAGTGGAATTGAATATTGGGCAGAATATGATAAGAATAACAATTGTATTCATTTCAAGAATTCTGATGGATATGAAGAGTGGAAAGAATTTGATAAAAATAATAATTTAA